ATATTCATCAATAGATGATATTTTTGGAGTCTTTACTAAAGACATGTTAGATTTATTTGAAGAACACTTTTTAAATTTTTGCCAACCACCAAATAAAACACAATTCTTAGTTAATAGAGGAAATACCACATTCGAAGAGTTTTTAAATAGTAATGAGATAAAAGGACAATATGAGAATGGAGAAGTGCCAGATTCGGAAATTAGTAGGTGGAAGGCGGTGTATGAAAACCAAGAAAGTTTATATAATGGACCTAACTTATATAGATACGATTTAAATATATATGAAGTTTTAAAATCTTTATTGATGGTTGAAAAACCAGAAACACAACAAAACTTTGATAACGTCTTAACGTCATTAACTAAATCACAAAGTAATCAATTTATAAACTACCACATAGATTTATTTATAAATAAAGACACGGTACTTAAAATTGGTAACCCCTCAAAATATAACAATAAAGTTTATGGTTCATTAACCACATTATCTTCACAAAAAATAAAAGACCCATACAACTTCGGAAATTATGTCATAGGTTCTCTACCAACAGAAGGGGGAGGAGTTAGTTTAGGTACAAGTAAAGGTTCATACCCTGAAGCTTGGAGAGCTATGTACGAATACGTAGGAGATTTTTCCGAAACAGGTTTTAGATATGGAGATAACGGTTCATATTTAACTGACTTTTTCGTTGACATGGGATTTGAATTTAGTGAAAGTAATGTAGAATTATTATCACCATTAATTAAAATATACGGAGCCAAAAAATCACAAGACCCATCTATGAATAAAAGTAAATTTATAGGTGACCTAAACGGTTATATGTTAGAGCAGGAAAATTTCCAAGAGAATATACTTAATCAAATATTCATAAAATTAAATAGAGATTTACCTTCAGTCTCAATCACTGAAGAGGCGATTGGATTGTCTAAAATTGATGGAAATATACCAAAACTTGAACTATGGAAAACGTTTCAAGCACTTAACGATAAATGGGTGGCAGGGCAAGACTTTAAAAACAGAACTATTTTTGAAGACTTTTTATTCTTAGACAGGGCTAATAGACCAATAGGGGATAAGGTAGTTGTAAATATTTCTGAATTAGAAGGATTTATAACCGGTAGAAATGATAAAATGTCAGTGTACGGACTTTTAGGTCTAATTTACGAAAAAAATAATTTTACATTTATACCAACACCGGCTTACACAAATTTCTACGGTAGAAATGACAGAGTTAAAAAAGGAGAACCGCTACCACAGGACATACCAAACGACTTATTTGGTACATTTATGGAAGTTGATACAAAGGATAGTAGACCAAGAATGATAGGTATATATGTTGGTGAACCGTCATCTAACTTAGGTACGGGACAGAATACTACTTTTAGAAAAGGTGACGACGCGTTTGATATAACAAACCCATCGGATTGCCCATTAAGAGAAAATCAAACAAACAAAACTAACTATTCTGATAGTAATAGATGTGTAGGATTTCAGGTAGATTTCGGAAAAAGAAATCAGGGAGTATTTAACTCAGTCTCTATAGACATGAATCAACACAAAAATATAGGACCGACATTCCAAGTTCTGGCTGATATGGGTTCACAAGCGTCGGGACAACAAGTGGCTCAACAATCACAATCTCTATATAACTTCTATAAAACGCGAAGTTATACTTGCCAAGTACAATCATTAGGTAATGCGATGATACAACCTACAATGTATTTTAATCTTACAAACGTACCATTATTCTATGGTCCTTATTTAATAATGAATGTGACACATAATATAACTAATAGAGGGTTTATAACTAATTTTGACGGGATTAGAATACCAAAATTTGCACTTTCACCACCAGATAAATTAGTTGCAAGTGTAAATAGACAAATATTAAAACAATATCAAGAGAAAGTTAGACAGGAAGAAACAAACGCTAAAACAGGAAAAACAGAAAACAATTTAGCGTTATCTAAAATGAAAAATATTAAACAAGCTCCTGAGGATAAAGGTCAAGAAATTACAAAATATCCTGAAAAACCATTTACCGAAATGGTTAAGACACCAATACAGGCGCAAGATGTAATTAACTACGTTAATAATAATGATTTTACAAGTGATAAAATTAAAATATTAATATATGGAATTGCTACACAAAATAAGTCAGTCAGAGAAAATTGTTATAACAATAATATTATGGATGTAAGGACTGATGTTTTAGTCCCTAATAGAGACCAATTCTTTAATTCCCAAGTATGTGTGCAAAATGGTGAAACTCTAACAACAATAGCGTCATTTGATACTATCGATAAATCGTTAGACTTTATGAGGGCAACACTAAACCCAATTGGACCGATGGCCGACTCTATATATGATGTTTTAGAACAAGGAACCACCACAAACGAATTACCTAAGACACTTACAATACTTTATATGAGTAATGTATACCTTAATCCTCCATTTAGTGGTACCGCATCAGACATAATAAATGAGGTAAATTACCAAAAAAATACAAATGAGAATTTTAAGAGTAATTACGACCAATGGTTGAATATATTTAAATCAGTAGTACAGAGAGGAGAAATTTGAATATTCTTGATAATAAACATATTTATATAAAAAGATTACAGATGAACATCAAAAAATTATTAGACGACTATCTACAAAAAGATAGTAGAATTACAGAAAGAGATAACGGAAATGGTTATAAAGAGGTTTGTGATTTAGACACAGGTGATTGTTATACAGTCAGAATGAGGGACGGTCTAATAGAAAGAGTTGATAACACCATGAAAGTAAATAAAACAATGAAAGTTGAAACACGTCATGGTGTTAAAACATTATTAAATGGGTAAAAATTACAACAATGTCTATAGATAAAAAAATTATAAATGAAATCGAGAGATATAATAAAATAAATAATTATATCGTTGAGCAGGAAGAAACTGAATTACCACCATTACCTGATGAGGGAGGTGAAGAAACAGATGATATTGGGTTAGACACAGAAACTGATGTTGAAGAAGTTCCTGAACCTGTTGATGTAGAAAATGACCCTGACGTTGAAGTTGTTGGTGATGAAGGAATTGAAACAACTGAAGATAGTGGTACTGAAGAGTTAGATGTTACTGAACTAGTGACATCACAAAAAGAAATATCGGACAAACAAGACGAGTATATGGAAACAATGTTTAGTAAGTTAGATGATTTGACTTCTAAACTTGGTGAGATGGATACAATCTTAAATAAGATTAATGACTTAGAACAAAAAGTCGAAAAATACAGACAGAAATCACCCGAAGAAAAGTTACAACTTAGAAGTCTTGATAGTTATCCTTACAATCAAAAACTCACCGATTTTTTTATGGACAAACAAGATGAACTTGAACAGACAGGTAAGAATGAATACGTTCTTACTTCAGATGATGTAGAAAGTTATTCAGATGGTGATATCAAAAAGTCATTTGATAAACCATTTGAAGATGAAGAAAGGTTATAAACTATTATTTTTATCGATTACTTTTTTATTAACGGGATGTTATAACCAAATCCCAACTAAAGTATACAAAAATCCGAGTAAATTTGGATTTGACGCAATGATTCCCACCTATTGGGACGGACAATATCCTATAAGATATTGGGAGAACACAATTAAAATTGGTGAAGAATGGACAGATTGGAATGGTATGACATGGGTAATTGAATTTCATCCAAACAATGATAGTCTATTAATAATTAAAACTAATTTAACAAAATAAAAAAAGACCTCATAGGGGTCTTTTTTATTTATACCACATTTGACTTAGTACTTTTCTCACTTATATTTGTTGATGAGTAACAGATAAAATTTTAACGAATAAAAGAAAAAACTATGGCAAATGCACTCGACGCAGTACTACAACAGTACGAAAAAAACACAGAGTCCCGCGGTAGCGGAGACGGTATGACACAGGAGCAACGTCTTAAGAAGTATTTCACTACGTATCTCCCTAAAGGAACTAAATCAGGACAATCTAGAGTTCGTATACTCCCAACACCTGACGGCTCATCACCATTCAAAGAAGTATGGTTTCATGAAGTCCAAGTAGACGGACGATGGGTTAAACTATATGACCCAGGTAAAAATGATGGAGAACGTTCTCCTTTGACAGAGGTTTATGAAGAACTTATGTCTACAGGTAAAGAGTCCGATAAAAAGTTGGCGATGCAGTATCGTCCTCGTAAATTCTATATTGTTAAGGTTATTGACCGTGACAATGAAGAAGATGGAGTTAAGTTTTGGAGGTTTAAGGACAACTACAAGCAAGAGGGTATCCTTGACAAAATCATTCCAATTTGGAGAGCGAAAGGTGATATCACCGACGCTAACGAAGGTCGTGATTTGATTGTCGAACTATCTAAATCTAAAACTAATTCAGGTATCGAATACACAGTTGTCCAAACAATTATGTATGATGACCCAGCACCTTTGAGTGACGATTCCGACCAAATGAAGGAATGGGTTGAAGATGAGATGACTTGGTCTGATGTTTACGCACAGAGACCTATTGAATACCTTGAGGCGGTTGCCCGAGGAGAGACACCTGTATGGGATTCTGAACTTAAAAAGTTTGTGTATGGTGACGACACCACTGAAAGTATCGGTGGTACTACAACCAAGACTGAAACGACTGAAGAAGTGAATGACCCACAAGCAAAAATGGAAGTCGACGAAGACCTTCCTTTCTAACAAAAACAAAACCATAGATAGGGAAGTCTAAAAGCTTCCCTATCTTTCTCATTACGAGATTTTCGTAACGAAAAAAATAAAATACAATGGCAATTAAGAAAAAATCATTTAAAGACATAAAGAAGCAGTTCTCTTCTTCAGCTAAATTTAAACCACAGAGGTTTTATGATTTAGGGACTGAATTTTTGGATGCGGTTGGTGTACCAGGTCCTGCTATGGGACATCTTAATATGTTCTTGGGTCATTCGGACACAGGTAAAACCACTGCTTTAGTTAAAGCGGCTGTTGATGCGCAAAAAAGAGGTATACTTCCTGTGTTTATCATCACAGAACAAAAATGGTCATTTGACCACGCAAAACTTATGGGTTTTGATTGTGAAGAAGTGGTAGATAAAGAAACAGGTGAGTTGGATTGGGATGGATTTTTCATTTTTAATAACAACTTTGAATATATTGAACAAATTACCGACTATATTAATTCTTTGTTAGATGCGCAAGAAAAAGGTGATTTGGATTACGACCTTTTATTCCTTTGGGACTCTGTAGGTTCTGTACCTTGTAAGATGACTTATGATGGTAAAGGAGGTAAACAACACAATGCAGCGGTACTCGCAGATAAAATAGGTATGGGTATAAACCAAAGAATCTCAGGTTCACGCAGGTCAGACTCAAAACATGAAAACACTTTGGTTATTGTTAATCAACCATGGGTCGAATTACCCGACAATCCTTTCGGTCAACCTAAAATTAAAGCGAAGGGGGGAGAGGCTATTTGGTTGAATTCGTCTATGGTGTTCCTGTTTGGTAATCAAAAAAATGCGGGTACAACAAAGATTACCGCGGTAAAAGATAAGAGAAAAGTTAAGTTCGCTAGCCGAACAAAAGTATCCGTAATGAAAAATCACATCAACGGGTTAGGATATGAAGATGGTAGAATCTTAGTTACTGCACATGGATTCCTCGCGGGTAAAGATTCGACCGAAGAAAAGAAATCTATTGAAAATTACAAAGCAGAGCATTCTGAGTATTGGAAGGAGGTCATCGGAACCGGAGGTGAGTTCAAATTAGAGGAAGACGGTGGAACCTTTGATATAAATGCGTTGTGACAAAAACCCTATTAGTTGACGGAAACAACCTATTTAAGATAGGTTATCACGGAGTTCGTGAATATTACCATAAAGGTAATCACATTGGTGGTATCTACCATTTTGTTAATACCTTACGTAAATTCATATCCGAGTACAACTATGACAAGGTAATTGTTTTTTGGGATGGAGATGATAACTCAATTCAGAGAAAAAAAATATTTGCGGAATATAAAGAGAATAGACGATATAATCGACTTAACGACATTCAAAAACAATCTTTTAATTGGCAATTAAAGAGAGTTAAAGAATACCTTGAGGAGATGTTTATTCGTCAGGTGGTGGTGGATGGTAACGAGTCTGATGATATGATTGCCTACTACTGTCAAATCTCTTTAGACGAACACAAAACGATATTCTCTGCGGATAAAGACTTAACACAACTCATCTCTGAGAATGTGCAGATATATTCTCCATCCCAAAAACAAATGATTAAAGACGGGGATAAAGTCAAACTGAAAGACATTTCAATTCCCCACCAAAATGTGGCTACCTTCAAAATAATATCTGGTGACAAATCAGATAATATTGATGGTATCTACTATTTTGGTGAAAAGACTTTTTCAAAACTTTTTCCTGAGATACTTGATTCTGTAGTGTCTGTTGACGACATTTTACAAAAGGGTGAAAAACTACATGAAAATGATAAAGACAATAGAGCGTTACAAAACTTGTTATCAGGAAAGACAAAAAGAGGGGTTTATGGAGAAGAGTTTTATGTTATTAACAAACAACTTGTCGACCTTTCACAACCTTTGTTAACGGAAGAAGCGAAGGAACTCGTTCAACTGTATTACAAAGAGGATATTGACCCTGAAGGTCGAGGGTATCAAAACCTTATGAGAATGATGATGAACGATGGAATTTTTAAATACTTACCGAAAACAGACAATGCATGGGTGTATTTCTTGACACCTTTTATGAAACTTACAAGAAAAGAAAAAAGAAGATTTAGAAAAACTAATTAAAAAAAACAAAAAAATGAGTAAAGAAAAGAATGACATTACCAAGATGGAGTTTCTACTCACATTGAATGACAATATCATTGTACAGAGATACTACAATGTTAAAGGTTATAATG